GACCTGCGCTTATCCCCGCCCAAGGCAAATCCCTTGTCGTCGCCGATTGGTCAGGAATCGAAGCCCGCGTCAACCCTTGGCTCTCCAATTCCGACGCCGGTATTCAGAAGCTATCGCTTTTTGCACGAGGCGAGGATGTCTATAAAGTCAACGCCTCAGCTACCTTCCACGTCCCTATCGAAGAAATCAACGGCGAGCAACGCCAAATCGGTAAAGTCCAAGAGTTAGCTTGCGGTTTTGCAGGCGGTGTGGGCGCGTTTGCTGCGATGGGCAGAGCCTATGGCATTTTGTTACCTGAACCACAAGCCAAGCGCATGGTTGCAGGTTGGCGCATGGCTAATCCGTGGGCAACACCCTATTGGCAAGACCTAGAAGAAGCGTACACAAGGGCGATGCGTAATAAAGGTTTTGAGTTCTCGGCAGGACGCGTAACTTATTTGTACGATGGGCAACATCTTTGGTATGCTTTACCTTCAGGCAGAGTCCTTTGTTATCCGTTTGCCAAGCTAGAAGCCGATGGTATTACATACGCCAAGTCAGCATGGAAGCCAGCAGCAGACGCAAAGGAATGGCCCCGTGCAAGATTATGGAAAGGTTTAGCCTGTGAAAACATCACCCAAGCGGTCGCCAATGATTTACTTAGACATTCTCTACGTCAATTGGATGATGTTATTCTTCACGTCCATGATGAAATTGTGGTCGAGTGCGAAACCGAACAAACAGAACAAGTAATAAAAGAGATGGAAGAAGTAATGTGTACGCCGCCTGATTGGGCAAAGGGGATACCCCTTGGCGTAGAAATTCATGCAATGCAACGATACGGTAAATAAAAGAAAAGCCCCCTAGTGATGAGCTAGGGGGCAAACCTCACGAAAGGTAGTCCAGATGAACTTTGTAGAATATATCACTAATTTAGCCCCTGAAGGCGAAACTGCTTTAATTGTTAGACAAAAACCACAATTAGACGGCAACGGAGCTTTACAGACCCATGCCGATGGCACGATCAAATGCACTTGGCCTGCGTTTTTACCTACTGCTAAGGTCAAGCCTGATTGGGCAATCTACGGCAATACAGGCTCGTTTATCCTTGATCGCTTTGCCGATGGCAAGGTGTCAGCGTCCGCCGCCAACTGTGAATACGTCCTTGTGATGATGTTAGATGACATCGGCACCAAATCTAAAGCGCCGCCGCTTGCGCCTACTTGGATTATGGAAACGTCAGAAGGATCATTTCAATGGGGCTATGCGTTTAAAGAGCAGCCAACCAAGGGCGACTTTACCGCAGCCATTAAAGCCATTGCTAAGGCAGGCTACACCGACCCAGGCGCAACTAATGCGGTTCGTAACTTCCGTCTGCCTGGATCTGTAAACCTAAAACCTGGACGCAACAATTTTAAATCAGTCTTGGTTGAGTTTCATCCTGAGCGTGAATATAACCTTGATGAGATATGCACCGCCCTTGACGTGGTGCCTGACCCTGCTGATACCGCAACCAACGTAGCCATTCGCCTTGCTGACACAGGCAAGGATTCAGTTGTGACTTGGCTCAATGAGCAGGGCATGATCCTGTCGCCTGTCAATGGCGAAGGTTGGATGGGTATCGTTTGCCCTAATAACGCAGAGCATACTGATGGCAACATCGAAGGGCGCTACAAGCCCCTTGATCGTTCGTTCTGTTGCTTGCATGGTCATTGTGTGGACTTTAGCTCGCAGATGTTCTTGGATTGGGTTGCCCAGAATGGTGGCCCCGAGGTCGATCATGGTTTGCGTGATGAGTTGCTTGCTGAGAAGATGAACCAAGCCCTGTCCAAGCTGACACCGAATGACGTGTATCGTGACACCGCAGCCGAGTTGATTGCAGAGGTTGAGCGTAAAGAGTTGGGTCGCATTGAAAAGGCTGATTGGTACAAGCGCTTTGCTTACATTCAAGACGATGAGTCCTACTTTGATATGCAAGACAGACGTGAGGTCAGTCGTCAGACGTTCAACGCTCTGTTCCGCCATATCCCTTGCAAGTCCATTCACACAGGACGCAAGGTTGAAGCGTCAATCTGCTTTGATGAGAATAGACAAGCGATGGGCGCGAAAGCGTTGGTTGGTGTCACTTACGCAGCAGGTGAGGATGTCATCGTGACCCGTGATGGCGACCTGTTCGGTAATCGTTGGCGTGATGCGCGCCCAGAGGTTAGTGCGTCTGTCGATGCCGACATTTCGATGTGGATGAACCATTGTCAAGAGCTTGTCCCTGAGCAAGCCGAGTTGGAGCATATCTTTGATGTGATGGCTTTCAAAGTGCAACACCCTGAAATTAAGGTGAACCATGCGATCCTCCATGCCGGTGACGAAGGATCTGGCAAAGATACATTTTGGGCGCCATTCATTTGGGCTGTTTGTGGTGACCATTTGAAGAATCGTGGAATCATGGACAACAACTCTGTTAACAGTCAATGGGGTTATCAGCTTGAGTCAGAGATTTTGATTATCAATGAGTTGAAAGAGCCTGACGCAGCCACACGTCGTCAGCTTGCTAACCAACTGAAACCGATCATCGCAGCCCCTCCCGAAATGTTGCCTATCAACAGAAAAGGACTTCACCCCTATCACATGGCGAACCGCCTGTTCGTCTTGGCTTTCTCGAATGACCCTGTTCCAATTAGCCTTGCCTCACAAGATCGTCGTTGGTTCTGCGTGTGGTCTATTGCCCCTCGCATGGACTCAAGCCGAGCCAAGAAAATGTGGGATTGGTATCGTGCAGGGGGCTTTTATGCCATCGCTTCATGGCTCCAGGCAAGGGATGTGTCTGCGTTCAACCCTTCTGCACCTCCGATGTGGACTGAATTCAAAGCAAACTTGGTTGAGCATGGCATGAGCATGGCCGAGTCTTATTTGGTTGATATGCTCAAGAATCGCACAGGTGAATTTTCCCGTGGTGTGATCGGTTCGCCTTTCCATTCACTCTGCGACAGACTGACAGGGCAAGCCCCTAGCGGTGTCAAAATCCCACAGGCTGCGCTACTTCATGCCTTGAAAGAGGGCGGTTGGATCGACTGTGGTCGCCTTAAGTCAAGAGAGTTTGACACCAAGAAACACATCTTCGCTTGTCCTGAGATGGCTGACTTAGGCAAGTCTGAGTTGCGTCGCTTGGTTGAGGAAAACCCACCGCCCAAGATGGTGTTGGTCAAGTAAAACAAAAGCCCCTTAATTAGGGGCTTTTTTATTAGAGGTCTAAGAGTTCGTGAAGTACGAGGTAGAGGACAACCGCCCCAAGGATTAAGAGCATCTGAGAGCCTCCACAAGCTTGGCGGGGTCTTGGCTCTCAAAGAACTGTTGAAGGGTATCCCTGACGCTTGGCGGGGTCGGCTCAGGCTCATCCATGATCCTTAGATTTAGCTTGATGTCCCAATTGTCTGACTCCCAACGCTTGAGCCATGCCTCGCCCCCTATTTGGTCTATGGCTTTGCTTTCTATGGCTGACTGTAAGAGGTCATACGCATCGGGATGGATCTTGTCTAAGACGTCAATAATTTCTTGCTGACTGAGTGTGATCGTTTTCATTTGAATATCCGTTTCTCTACTGTTCCGTTAACTTTGCGCGCGAATGTAGTCGCGCGCGCTTTGTTTGTAAATCTGCGACAGGCTAGGGACTCAATCCCGCCCATATAGGTGGTGTAAGTTACGCTCCACATCATTGAGCCTCTTTTAAAAAGTGTTCACAAATGCGCGCTAGGATCTCAACCGCCTCAGCGTATTCAATCGCGCCCTCGTCCCATTGGGTGTATATGTCATTAACTGATCCGTGTAGATCGTCTAAGGGGTTAGTAATCATTTAATCTCGCTCCTATCTCTGTAAGGGGTGTCTAGTTCGTATGAGTCGCACTCGATGCCATCCACATCGCCAAACATGAACCAATCAGGCTCAAGGTTTAATTGCTTGGTGTGCAATTGCAAAGCCTCGAGGCACTTGGCGCGCGCGGTCTTTTCTGACTTGGAATAAGCCTCAAAGCTAAAATTGCGACTATCGTAATAAGCGCGGTATATCTTCATAGCCAATCTACCTCCATCACTTGATTAAAATCAAAATCGGGTTCAAAGCGTCCGCCCATAATCTCCCAATCTGCTTGGAAAAATGGATAGCTCTCGACATAGCCCTTATCGTTGCTAGGATCCGCGTCAAGCTCATAGCTGATTAGTTCTTTGATCGTGTCAATACTTTCACGATCGCCAACCTTGAGCGTCACCCAAATTTCGCAATCGTGCTTTTGATTAAATATTGCGTATGTTGTCATTTTAGAAACCTCCCAAAGCGCCATAAGCGAGCATTGCGCCCAAGATCGCGCCCATAACACACGCGCCCAAATAGTCTTTAAATGTTGGTTTTTTGTTCATTGTCAGCCCCTTAAAAGTTCTCAAAAATAACTTCTTTACCATCTTCAACAAAGGCATACCAAAAGCCATTTTTGCCAATGTAATAATCAATTGCATCTTTTAGGGTCAAGCCCTCATCGAGTTGGATCCCTTCAATCGCGGGATAGGCTTGCTCAAATTCCTCAAGCGAGCATTGAGAGAAGTCGCAACAAATGCCAATCGGATCATAGGGGATCTGCTCAGGATCCATCGAGTCGAAATAGTCAAACAACTCGCCTTGTCCCTCATAACTAAAATTATCAGGGCGGACTTGGTTCATAAAAAAGCGGAAAGTGTCTTTTGTGAGTGTCATTACGATAGCCATGATTGATCCCCTTAGATAGCGACGTTATCGAGATAAGTAACACCCTTGCGAGTTGCTACGTTTGCGCCCAATGCGCGCAATCTGCTTTTAGTAGTTGGAGTTGACCAACGGGCGAGCGTTTCTTTATTAACCATCACCAAACCCGTGCGACTATTTACATCGGCGATGTGATTTCGATGGAGATAAACCGCAGAATTGACGTCATCAATTGGCGCAACTGATGTATTATCAAGCGCCAAATTTGAGCGATTTTGGATTGCTGCTAGCATTGCTTTTTCAATTTTTCTCATGTTTTTCACCTTAATTTAGTTGACTAAATCGGTCTTTTTTAAGCCGATGTCTAATTATAGACATAGACCTAAAGAAATGTAAACAATTCTTTTGCACTTTTACAACAATTTAAATTGTGGACAATTTGGGCGGTTTGTGGATAGCGTGTGGACAATTTGAAAATGGGAGATTGTCCACAGTTTGAGCCATACCAGGTAAGGCTAGGGGCTATTTGTGGACAATGTGGACAATCATTTATAGGTATATAGCTAAGATTTGTAATTTGTATATTTTCATGGGCGAATGTTATAAGTCAGCGACTTAAAACCCATTGTCCACATTGTCCAACTTGTCCACAAATTACCTGCTTTTTCACCCTGCCTTTTTCCTTTTCCCAAAAATCCTTTGTCTTTTGTGGACAAGTTGGACAATTTAAAAACAGATTGTCCACATTGTCCACATTGTCCACAGTCCCACCTAAAAACAAATTGTCCACATTGTCCACAAGTGTCCGACCGATAGCCGTGGACAAGTCCACATTGTCCACACCTTGCGCCCAATAGTTAGTGGCTACTAACATCTAGCTAATGGCAGCTAGAAATCGGCCTCCTGGCTGAAGGCCCCCGGGTAGGGCCGGCGGGATTGGGGCTTGTGGTCAGGAGGTATCACGAACAATTTTTTTTTTATTAGTAAAAAGCCCACCCCCTTTATTTTTTAATTTTTATTTTTCAAAAAATCCGTTACACTCCCGATATGTTCCAAAGCTTCCACTACGAACCTCGCAAGCTCGAAGCCACCGAAGCACGGCTCGAAGCCATAATGAAGGCCGCCAAGCTCGGCCTCAAGGGTGACTCGTTGGCGTTAGCGGCTGGAATGACGCCTACCGAATACAGGCAACTGATCTTGTTTGACCCAATTGCTGAGTACGCTGAACTCAAAGGGAGAGCAGAAGGTGAACGCGAAATGTCTGAAGTCTTGCATCTTGCTGCAAAAGAAGGCGACGCCAAAGCAGCACTTGCCGTCCTCCAACACCAGCACGGCTGGGTTGCCAAACAGCAACTCTCCATCGACGTTGAACAGCGCATCTCCATCACCGCTGCTCTTGAGCAAGCGCAGTCAAGAGTCATTGACGCCCTCACGCTAGACGAGCAACCACAGACAGTCGAATTTAAAGAAGTACCAACCAAAGAGAAACTCAAAGCAGCCTAATGCAAACTACCCGCTACTCCGCGCAAGATGAACAAGAACTCATGGCGCGGTTATGGTCACCTGCCATCAAAGACAATCCACTAGCGTTTGTGATGTTTGCCTTCCCTTGGGGGCAACAAGGCACACCGCTTGAGCATTTCAGTGGCCCACGCAAATGGCAACGCCAGGTGTTACAAGACTTGGCGACCCACATCGCAGCCAACAACGGTAAGGTTGACTTCGACGTCTTAAGATTAGCGATTGCGTCAGGTCGTGGTATTGGTAAATCAGCCCTTGTATCCTGGCTAGTCTTGTGGATGATGACTACCCGCATCGGCGCCACGGTCATCGTGTCCGCTAACTCGGAATCGCAGTTGCGCTCAGTTACTTGGGCCGAGATTACTAAGTGGTCGTCCATGTCGATCAACACCCACTGGTGGGAGATCAGCGCTACTCGCGTGATGCCCGCCAAATGGCTGACCGAGTTGGTCGAGCGTGATCTCAAGAAAGGCACACGCTATTGGAACCTTGAGGGTCGGCTTTGGTCGGCTGAGAACCCTGACGCGTTCGCCGGTGTTCACAACTACGATGGGGTAATGGTCGTGTTCGACGAAGCGTCTGGTATTGACGACTCCATCTGGGCGGTGACAAGTGGCTTCTTTACAGAGAACACGCCCAACCGCTTTTGGTGTTGCTTCTCTAACCCGCGTCGCAATACTGGCTACTTCTACGAAGCGATCGAGGGTAGCAAACGGGACTTTTGGCAATCTAGGCAGGTAGACGCTAGGGATGTAGAAGGTACCGACAAGAACGTGTACAACCAGATCATTGAAGAATACGGCGCTGACTCTTACCAGGCGCACGTTGAGGTGTATGGTTCGTTCCCCTCAGAAGGCGACGATCAGTTCATCCCATCAAGTCTAGTAGACGACGCAATGAAACGGGAAAAGTGGCAAGACGACTCCGCGCCCATCGTCATCGGCGTTGATCCAGCCCGCTTTGGCTCTGACTCAACCGTCATCGCCATCCGGCAAGGGCGCGACATCGTGGAGTTACGCAAGTTCAAGGGCGATGACACCATGACAGTCGTCGGTCATGTCATCGAGGCAATGGATCAGTACAACCCAGCGGTGACAGCCATCGACGAAGGTGGCTTGGGAGCAGGGGTGGTTGACCGCCTCAAGGAACAACGCTACAAGGTACGGGGTGTGAACTTTGCAAATAAGAGCAAGAACCCTATGATGTATGGCAACCTGCGCGCCCAGATCTGGGGGTCAATGAAGGAATGGCTCAAGAACGCTAGTGTGCCACCAAGCAAGACGCTCAAGACTGACCTCATCTCCCCGCTGATGAAGCCTGACAGTAAAGGTGCCATATTCCTAGAGTCCAAGAAAGACATGAAGGCACGGGGCTTGGCCTCACCTGACTCAGCCGATGCTATAGCGTTGACCTTTGCGTTTCCTGTTGCACATCGGGAAAGTCGTAATACAATTCGTAAACCAACATACCAATCACAAGGCGCTGCCTTTAACTCATGGATGGGATCATAAAATGCCACTGAAAAAGTCAACAAGCAAAGAAGCGTTCCGTAAGAACGTGTCAGCCGAGGTCAAAAGTGGCAAACCGGTCAAGCAGGCAGTAGCAATTGCCTATTCAGTCAAGCGTGAAGCAGCTAAAGGTAAGAGTAAAAAATGAGTTTAAAGCCATTGAGCAATTGCGTATTAATTCGTCAAGACACAGAAAAGTTATCTGAATTAATAGTTTTACCCCAAAACAAATTATTTAGCGGTATCATAGTGGCAATTGGCGAAGGTAAGAAAAGCCCAAAGGGGCATACTGAGCCTATGAGCGTCAAAGAAGGCGACCATGTGCTATTCGGTGAGTTCTCCGGGCAAAAGGTTACTGTTGACGGCGAAGAATTGTTGATGATGCGCGAACCTGATGTGATCGGAATACTAAATGGCGTATGACCAAACCTCGATGAATATCGTCGGCAAAGTAGCCGATGTAGGCAGTAACCCCACGGCTACACCTGAAGATAAATCAGAAGCACTTGCAACAATGCGCCATCGCTTTCAAATGGCGATGTCTGCGTATTCTGAAAGTCGTGAGGACGAGCTAGATGACCTTCGATTTATGGCTGGTTCTCCAGATAATCAATGGCAATGGCCTGCTGACGTATTGGCAACTCGCGGATCTGTTCAAGGGCAGACCATCAACGCAAGACCTTGCCTTACTATTAACAAACTACCTCAGCACGTCAAACAGGTTACTAACGAACAACGTCAGAACCGACCCTCTGGAAAAGTAATTCCTGCGGATGACAAGGGCGATGTTGAAGTAGCAGAGATTTTTGAAGGTATGGTTCGCCATATCGAATATATGTCTGACGCCGATGTAGTGTATGACACCGCTTGCGAAAACCAAGTGACCTACGGCGAAGGCTATTTCCGTATTTTGACCGAGTTTTGCTACGATGATTCATTCGATCAAGACATCCGTCTAGGCCGTATTCGTAACGCGTTCAGCGTTTACATGGATCCGATGATCCAAGACCCTGCGGGGCAAGACGCTGAATGGTGTTTCATTAGCCAAGACATCGAAAAAGACGAATACGAGCGTCAATACCCTGACGCAGCGCCAATTACATCAATCATGTCCCAAGGTGTAGGCGACGCGTCCCTATCTCAGTGGATTGACGAGAACACGATTCGTATTGTTGAGTATTTTTACTACAAACATACCCCAACTAAGCTGAATTTGTATCCAGGCAACCAATCGTTCTACGATGGTAGCCCTGAAGATAAAAATATGAAAGAAATGGGCTTAAAACCCATTAAGACCCGCACTGTAGACGTCAAAAAAGTCATGTGGATGAAGTCCAACGGCTACGAAGTGCTACAAGAACAAGAATGGGCTGGTAAATGGATCCCTGTGATCCGTGTAATCGGCAACGAATTTGAAGTAGATGGCCGTATTTATGTGTCAGGTTTGGTAAGAAATGCCAAAGATGCACAACGTATGTACAACTACTGGGTATCTCAAGAAGCCGAGATGCTTGCATTGGCTCCAAAAGCACCGTTTATCGGTTATGGCGGTCAATTTGAAGGCTACGAACAGCAATGGAAAACTGCAAACACGACCAATTGGCCGTATTTGGAAGTTAATCCTGACGTTACTGATGGAATGGGCGCAACATTACCACTTCCACAACGCGCTCCACCTCCTTTGGCACAAACTGGACTTATCCAAGCCAAAATGGGCGCGTCCGACGATATCAAGTCCACAACTGGACAGTATGACTCGAGCTTAGGTGCCACAAGCAACGAACGCTCGGGGAAAGCTATTATTGCTCGCGAACGCCAAGGCGACGTGGGTACTTTCCACTACGGCGACAACCTGACTAAAGCGATTCGCTTTGCAACTCGTCAGTTAATCGACCTCATTCCTAAGATTTACGACACCGAGCGTATTGCTCGCATCGTAGGCGTGGATGGTGAAGTGTCAATGGTTAAATTAAACCCTGACCAACCTGAGCCAGTTAAGAAAATTGTGGATCAGCAAGGTATTGTGATTGAAAAAGTCTACAACCCTAGCGTTGGTATTTACGACGTGGTTGCTACTACTGGCCCAGGCTACATGACCAAGCGCCAAGAAGCTATGGAAGCTATGGCTCAGATCCTTCAGGGTAATCCTGAGCTATGGAAAGTGGCTGGCGATTTATTCGTTAAGAATATGGATTGGCCTGGCGCCCAAGAAATGTCTAAGCGTTTGGCTAAAACGATTGATCCTAAAATCCTTGAAACAGGCGATAAAGACCCTGCGTTGCAAGCTGCTGAACAACAAATGCAAGCAATGGCTCAAGAGATGGAAGGTATGCACCAGATGTTGCAAAACGTGGGTAAATCCATTGAGATGCAAGACTTGGAGCGTAAAGATTTTGAAGCGCAAATCAAGTTATTTGATGCTGAAACCAAGCGTTTGGCTCAAGTTCAAGCGTCTATGTCACCTGAACAGATCCAAGACATTGTGTTGGGTACCGTACATGGCATGATGACAAACGGCGACTTGGTAACTGAGATGCAACGTGATACTTTCATGGATATGCAAGAAGAAGATAAAATGGAACAGCAAATGGAGCAACCTATGCAACCGCAAGGCCAACCAATGCCTCCTGAAGGGATGATGCCACAATGAAAGCAGCCGATTTTGTAGGATTGTTTTTTCTAGCCCGTGATGTAACCCATTCGGTTCATCTAAACACCCGTAGCTACTCAAAGCATAAAGCTTTGCAAAAGTTTTATGAGAACATTATTGACTTGGCTGATTCATTCGCTGAAGCCTATCAAGGTCGTCATGGCTTGATTGGCCCAATCAGCCTAATGTCTGCTAAGAAAACAGGCAACGTCATCGAGTTCTTAGAATCACAGCTTGCTGAGATTGAAAAGGTGCGTTACGATGTTTGCGACAAGGACGATACTCCTATGCAAAACCTGATTGATGCAATTATTGAGCTATACCTATCTACCCTGTATAAATTACGCTTCTTAGCATAATGGCAATAACCGTCAACCATTCCACACCCGCCGACGGCACGTTTAGCGCCGCGGGCGCTCTTGCTTGGGATGCAAACCATACTTTAAGTGGTTTGGGAACGATGGCGGAACAAAATGCTAACAACGTAGCTATTACAGGCGGTTCAATTAGCGTACCAACCCTTGCGGGTACTACCTCAGTTACTACTCCTATTGTTAAAGCTACAAGTTCTGCTGGCGGCGCGTTGCAAAATGCAAGTGGGACAAACCAACTTCAATGGGGCGCGGGCGGCGGTAACAATTTAAGTGTTGATGTAGCCATTAATATTAACCCTGCTAACGCACAAGTAGATTTAAGTCCTACAGGAACAGGTTTAGTAAAAATTAACCCCGCTACGGCTGGAACAATGAACAATATGGTTATTGGTGGCACAACACCTTTAGCTGGAACTTTTACTTCACTTACCGCAACATCGGGTATTGGTGGGGGTGCATTTTAATGGGGCCATTTTTTAATGGATATTTCTTTGCAGGTGGCTTTTTTCAAAGTATTATTGAGGCTGCCGAACAACTTTATGTAAAACTCCGTTCATTAACGGAAAGAGGGAGATTTTAATGTCTATGAATCTAAAAGCAATAACCGTCTGTATCGGTTATCAGCAAATTACTGATCTAAGCACCGCTGTAGGTCTAACTGTACCTGCCGTTGATAGAACAGGTCTTAATCAAAGACCTACTTTTGCTCTGATTACTGCTTTGACCGGCAATGTACGTTGGCGTGATGATGGTATCGCACCTACTGGTTCTGTTGGTATGCCTTTGGCTGCTGGCGTAAATCTTCAGTATGATGGCGATTTAAAGAGCATTAAGTTTATTAACAATGGCGGTACCGCCGAACTCAACATTAGCTATTACGCTTAAAGGTGATATATGGACATTTCTAACGGCTCCGGCGGCATTGATTCAAGCAAATTAATGGACTATTTCACCAAGGATTTTCTTAAAGATCTAGGCAAAATGGCTGTTTTGCGTGACGAATTAGAAAAACGTCAAGGCTCAATGACTGCGGTTGATGCAGCAAACAAAAAGCTTGATGAAGCTAATGCTTACGCTGAAAACAAAAAAGCGGAAGCCGATGCACTTTTAGTTGACGCTAAATCTACTGCTGCTGATCTTAAAGCTACTAAAGCTGCGTTAGACGCACGTGAAAAAGATTTAGTTGCGGCTGAAGCAAAAGCGGAAGCTGACAGCGTTGCAAAAGAAAAAGCGTTAGCTACTAAAGAAGCTGGTTTAGCTTCACGCGAAGCCGCTTTAGTTAAAAATGAAGCTGCATTAGCCGCCGCACAAGACACATTAGCTACTGATCGTGTTAACCTTGATGCAAGAATTAAAGCTTTACAAGATAAAGTAGCTTCAATTAATATTTAAGCATTAAATCGTACTGGTGCGATACACCAGGGTTTCTTAAGGAAACATCGAAATGGACGAAAGTCAAGAAGTAGTACCAGCGGAAGTATCCGCGCCAGAGCAGGTGGCAACGGCTGCACCTGAAACTGAAGTAACAGCGCCGGAAGCAGTAGAGCCAGAAGTTGTTGAAACCAAAACCTTCACACAAGAAGAATTGGACGCAGCTATTGGTAAAAGACTTGCTAGAGAACAACGTAAGTGGGAAAGAGAACAGGCAGCTAAAGCCGCTGAAAGGCAGCTTAAAACTCCAGTAGAAATCCCGCCGATTGAGCAGTTTGCTTCACCTGAAGAATATGCTGACTTGTTGGCAGAACGTAAGGCAGAAGAATTGCTTGCTAGGCGCGAACAAGCTAGAGCGCAGTCTGAAATCATTGAGTCTTATCACGATAAAGAAGAAGAAGCGCGGAATAAATACGATGACTTTGAACAAGTTGCGTACAACCCCAAACTTCCAATCACTAACGAGATGGCTCAAACGATTCAATCTTCCGAAGTTGGCCCCGATATGGCTTATTACCTAGGGTCTAATCCGAAAGAAGCTGAACGTATTTCTCGTTTATCACCACTCCAGCAGGCCAAAGAATTAGGGAAAATTGAGGCTAAATTAGCTGATAACCCAGTTGTAAAGAAAACTTCGAGCGCCCCAGCACCAATTGCTCCGGTTACGGCAAGATCCATTGGATCTTCAACGACAGACACGACTGATCCTCGCTCTATCAAGAGTATGAGTACATCAGAGTGGATTGAAGCTGAACGCCAACGTCAGATCAAGAAGTACGAAGCGCAGAGAAACCGCTAACTATTTTTTATTAGGAAACTAAAATGTCTAACTCGATCTTAACGATTGACATGATTACACGCAAGGCTCTTGAGATCCTTGAGAATAATCTTGTTCTAACACGTAACGTAAACCGCCAGTATGACGATTCTTTCGCTGTTGAAGGCGCAAAAATTGGTTCTACTCTCCGTATCCGCTTACCAGACCGCGCTTTGGTAACTGACGGTGCCGCCTTGCAAGTTCAAGACGACAACGAACAGTACACAACTTTGTCTGTTGCTAGCCAAAAGCACATTGGTGTTAACTTCACCTCTGCTGAATTGACAATGCAGTTAGATGACTTTGCAGAGCGTGTTTTAAAACCACGTATCTCTCAGTTGGCTTCTTCTATTGACGCTGACGTAGCTAATAGCTACAAAGCTGTATATAGCTCAGTTGGTACTCCTGGCACAACTCCTTCTACTTCATTGGTGCTGTTACAAGCTCAACAGAAGTTGAACGAAAACGCTGCTGTTATGTCTCCACGTTACGCTACTGTTAACCCAGCAGCTAACGCAGGTTTGGTTGAAGGCATGAAAGGTCTGTTTAATCCTACAGACACAATCAGCCGTCAATTCAAGAATGGCATGATGGGTATGGGTGTATTGGGCTTCGACGAAGTTAACATGAGCCAATCTATCAAGCAGCACACAACTGGTACACGTTCTACAAGCGACACTATCCTTGTAAACGGCACTATCACTACTGAAGGTGCAACAACTATCAGTATTGATGGCGGTACTGGTTCTGCAACTGTTACTGTTGGTGACGTATTTACTGTAGCCGGTGTATATGCTGTTAACCCACAAACACGTGAGTCAACAGGTAGCTTGCAACAGTTCACTGTAACTGCTGCTAACACTGCTTCTGGTGGTGCTTGGACAAACATTGCTGTTTCTCCAGCTATGTACACATCAAGCAATGCTTTGGCAACTATCAATGCGTTCCCACAAGACGGCGCAGCGGTAACTTTCTTAGGCGCAGCTTCTACTCAGTACGCTCAAAACTTGGTTTACCACAAAGATGCGATCACTTTTGCGACCGCTGACTTGTTGTTGCCACAAGGTGTTGACATGGCTTCACGCCAAGTTCACAACGGTATCTCTATGCGTGTTGTACGTCAGTACGACATCAATAACGACCGTTTACCTTGCCGTATCGACGTTCTGTACGGTTACAGCACCATTCGCCCTGCGATGGCTTGCCGTATCTGGGGTTAAACCTAAATGCTCCCGCGCAAGCGGGGGCTTTTTAAATCAATTTTTTAAGGAATTAATATCATGGCTCAAGCTCCATTACCAAACGGCGCAGGTGGATACCAAGTTGGCGACGGCAATTTAACCGAAGTTCTCCTTGGCGTACAACCAGCACCAACAGCTAAAACTGCTGCTGCAACTTTGACTGCTGCTGAATTAGCAACTGGCATCATCACTTACACAGGCGCGGCCGTTGCTTTGACCGTACCTTTGGGCGCTGATTTAGATGCTGCTTTTACAAGCATGAAAGTAAATAGCTCTTTTGACTTTAATATCATCAATATTGGTGGCACAAACGCCGCTACAGTAACAGCTAACACTGGTTGTACGTTAGTTGGTGTAGCTGCGGTTTCTGCAAACACTGCTTGTACTTGGCGCGTTCGTAAGACCGCTGATGCAACATACGTGTTCTACCGTATTGCTGGTTAATGTAATATCCCGCCCTTCGGGGCGGGTTT